TCAGCAAGGCGAACAGTTATTGTTGACATGCCTGTGTTGCCGGGGTAATCGTTAAACACAACACTCTGCACCCAGAAACTACATCCATAACCTGTCACTGGTTCCGACAAAGTAAAGATGTCGTTAAAACCAAAGTATTGAGCCACGTTTGCTTGGTTATTTAAAGTGACGTTTAAAATGCCGCCCGAATATGAGTCAAGGTAGTTGCGTCTGCCTTGCTGATAACTAAACGACAAAACAGAACTTGTGACATCCACTACCGTCGGTGTCTGTCGCTCAAAGACCCAGTCAATTTTTGGCATTACATCGCCCTAGTGTTTACAGGTACTGGACCCGATTGGCGGACATACTGCTGAAGTGCTCTAACAATGCTGTTGGGGTCGCCACCGTTGACATTGACAGTGATACCGCCACCACCTAAAGAATTGTTTGGTGTGATGCTTCCAGACGAGCCAGGGGTAAACAACTCGGGCCCGCGCTCACCCACAAGGTAACTCGAGCCACCAACGACCGGACCGCCAAGGGCTCTTGCGCCACCAAACCGCCGTTCTTCAATTCCTAAGTTGACTCCTCTTCCAATTCGATCAATTAAAGTAATAGCGCGATCTAATTGTTCAGTATCAACAAGGATTCGAATCTGATTCTTTTCCGCATTAGTTAACGTCACTGTGCCAGCAAGGGCAAGGACCATCAGCTGCGCGTTAATGAGGCTTTCGTTATATGCATCGACTGCCTCTTTTGAACCGCCGTAAGCCTCGACCGCTTTTTCTTTTAAGCCAGCCAACTGTTCTTTAGCGTCGGTCATTGCACTATCAAGTTTTAGCGTGCCAATCAGGGACTGCCATTTAAGATCGGTAATTGCTAATTCTTCGGCTTGATCTTCAATTGCAAGGTTCATTTTAAGGATATCTTCGCGACTCTCTGCAAGCCTTGAACTAACATATCCGCTATAGGCATCGGCGAGAGATTTTGCAGCTTCTTCTGCCGCTTTCGCCTTTTCTTCGTTGTCGTTAAACCACCCGCCTATTTCGCCAAACACCCGTCCAACAATTCCCTCTTTCAGTTGGTTTCCTAACCCTTCCCAACTGGTCAAATCTTTTAAGTCGGACACAAGGTCAACAAAAACACCACCAGCGTTGATAACAAAAGAGTTCCAAATATCGCCAAGATCATCAAGAGTGTCTCGGTACTCTTTAGCCTTTGCTAGTTCTTCCTCCGAGATCACTTGGCCGCCCGAAACCGAATCTAAAGAGGCTTTAAGATCGTCCGCGCCCATCTCAATAAGTTCGGCCATGGACTGCCAGCCTTTGCCAAGCAGCTGCGCCGCAACTCTTGCTTTTTCGGCTGGGTCTTTAATCTTTTTGAGGCGGTCAATCGTGTTTAAAAATGTTGCGTTGACGTCTAACGAACCATCATTTAGATATTCAATATCTACGCCGAGGTTACGAACTTTGTCAGGGTCAGCACCGATCGTTTTGTTTAACCGACCTATAGCACCCTCTACAGCATCTACTGGGATACTGAGATCGCCTGCGACCTCTAAATATCGTGATGCGTCCTCAACGGCTAAACCTGTAGCATCCGCAAACTTGCCTGACGCTAACGCAAGGTCTTGAAACGCTGTTATTGCTTTTGTGGCAAAGGTTGCAAGAGCGGCACCGCCAGCAATTGCAAGCGTTCCCGCGTTGGCTTTAACGGCATCAAAAGCGACTTTGGACCCAGCCTTAAATTTTCCTAGCCCACCTTCAGCGTTAGCAACGGCACCTTTAAAATCACCAAAGGCTTTCTTGGCGTCTCGAATCCCTTTGTCCTGAAGGTCCGTAATGATCGGTATACGAATAGCCATTACAGCACCAACGCTTTCGTTAACTGGCTAATCTGAGCCATAACCTCATCCACAGAAACTTTCATTTCTGCTTCAACTTGACCGGCATTGTTTTCATAGGCACGCCACATCACTCGAGGCTTATTACCCCAATTGTTTAGAGCATCAGCAAGACGATTCGAATTAGTGCCAGCAAACTCCACAATTGAAGCTGCAGCATCCTTGTTCACAATCGTTAAAACAGCATCGTTTTTCTTTGACAAAGACGTCTTAACAGAAATACCACGCACAGCTGCACTTTGAACATACGGAAACAAACCTCTGCCACCAGGTGCCCAAGTGCGACTAATACCAGACGGCCATCCCCCATTCTTTTTAGATGGGTCGCCATACGGATACAACTGTTTCGCCTCATCAACGACAGGCTTAAGAATCTTTTTAGCGTCCTTAAAGAACTGCTTCTGAACCTCAGGTTTGACCTTTTTCAAAGCCTTTAAGGTGGACTCGAGTCCTTGAATCTGCATTGACATGGTTCACCTCTCTTTTAGAATCTTTGCGACTGTCGAGAGGTCGTCTGAATCAAAGTCTATACCAGGTGGCCAGTAGCCAGTTATGACTAACAGTTGGGCTAGAGAGTGGCGGTGTGATCCGCTTTCGTAGGGTTTGCGGACGCAGTACTCACGATCTCAATCTCTACAAGCTTGTTAACAAACGAGTCAAACTCCACGGGTATTGACTGGCCGTGTTCGGTCTGGACTTTGGCTGAGTGCCATGCCATGAAAGCCATATCCTCCATACCGAAATTGTCGGCAAGGTCTGACGTTTTCATTTTGAACTTGCGTTCCCATGCGACAAGCGTTGCAAGCGTTGTCGTGATCGTGACGGGTCCGTAACCGATGTCGAATCGGATCGTAAGTTTCATGTCGGGTCCTTTGTTTAGGTTTGGTTAGATCAGGCTTCAGACCAGGCGAACGTGCCACCCATGAAAGTTACTGAGCAAGTCGTGAGGGCCCCGAGCGTATAGACGGGTGCGAGGGTAGGCAAGTAGCTGCCTGTCAAAGTTCCTAGCGGATTCGTGGCGCTGACAGAAGCCGATGAACCTTTGATGGTGATCGTGGTAATGACAGTGCCAACAAGCGACTTCAAAGTTGCGTAAGTTTCCGATGCGGCAGTTGACCAGTACAAATCAAGCGTCAAAGTGTTGTTCTGCAAACCAGCAACATAAGCAACGGCAGTCGAGCCAAAAGCATTTGCTTGCAACTCTTGGATTGTCTGCGTCAAAGTTGCGGCGGTGCACTGATCAGAGATATCAACGGCTCCGATGCTGATGACCGGATTGCTGAGGTAAGTGGAGGTAGCGATGAGATATCAGCCTTTCGTGCTTTCGGTTGCGTCGGGCTTGTTGGTCAATTTAGCACCCTTAGACGGGTGAGTGTCGGAACGCTGGATGAAGCCACCTTCAAGTAGCCAGGCGATGTCGTCAGACGGGCCAGCAACAAACGCTGTGCCGATTTCGCCGACTCGAGTACTTGTAATTACATATCTGTCCATTATGAATCCTGTGCTTGTAGTGGGATGAGTAATTCGTATCCGGCATAGTCAGCGCCACCAACAGAAACAACTTTTGGTGATGCACTCATGACCGCAATGTCTTTTGTGATTAGTTCAGCAGTGAGCGACAGGAGCTGGCGTAGTGCGTCAAGGTTGCCTGGGCCGTTACTGATTAAGGTTACAGGGAACGTCATTTTGACGATGTTGCCGTTGAACGACTCGACGGTCGGAGCATCCACAAAAGCGCAAGGTGGAGCGATATTGCGAGGATCGTTAACAACCCTAAGGCCCGAAATAGTTTGGAGAGTAGTGACCAGATCATCTAGTGCCTCGTTCAGGAAATCCGTGTAAGCCATTTCAGGCAACCTGTGGTCTGTTGATGCCTAACAACTGTTTGACGATGCCTGAGAGCCCTACAGTGGGCGCTGACGCCATATCTGTGAATGATGCGAACTGGTCAACCGAGCCACGCTGTCTATACAACGCCGACCCATACATGAGCGTACCGAGCGTGACATCTCCACCAGGCGTAACAGTCAGTTGGTCCGTGTATCCGGACTCTTGACGTCTACGAAAGCAGAACGAGTTTGCAGCTGCAGCAACCTGCACCAAGAAAGCAGTTTCATCACCGCTAGTTGTGATCCCGAGATATGTCGCAATTTGTGGGCCTGTCACCCAAGTGCAAGTTTCGGTATAGGTCAAAGTTCCAGTAGTTGTAGAGCTTCGATCTAGATCATCGCCAGCGTCATAAAACAACACTTGGTTGGGGATCGGTTGGTTGACATCAAAAAGAAGATCGCCTTCAGAATCAACGCCAATAAACAGGTAACTCGGCAGATCGTAAATGACATGAGTGCCGTTCAGGTCGTGACCCAAACTAGCGAGTGTCATTGACTGCCCAATAGCGACATCGGGTTCCGTCAGCGTTTGGACAACCGCATAGTTATCCAACCGCTGGTGGAATGTGACTTGGTATACAGCCATGATCGGCTAACCGCCTTTCGGGCTAGTAGTTAGGCGATGGTGATTGATTGAATGAAACTCGACTTAGCGACGAAGGTGGCGAAGTACTGGTGGATACTCAGGTTCTTGCCAAGTGTGCTCGGGTTGTCAAGGCTCAACAATTGCGGGCCTGATTCGTAGATTTCAAAGCCTGGTGCGTAAACCACAAGCATGGTTCCGGAAGCAAAGTTGTTGTCAACGACAACATTCAAACCAAGAACATTCATGCTGGTGTACTGGAGACCAGAGACGTTACCAATTGAGTTGGTGGTCATCATGCCGTTGGCGTTGTAACCAAACACTGGACGCTTGTCAGCGTCGGTCTGTCGGCCCAACTTTTCCCATACGTCAGGCGAGACGCACAAGTGAGTGGGGAAGAAGTTTGAATCTTCCGCAATTTCTCGAGCGGCGTCGTACAGAGCAGTGAACAATCCTGACGGATCGGCAGCGGTAACAGTCCAAGTTGAACCCGAAGCGGTAGCACCTGTGACCAAGGCGTCAGCTGCAATGTCGTCAGTCTTGATGAGCACTTGACCAGCGAGGTCGTTCAAGACGACTTGCATTGCTGCAGGATCGGTGAAGTCAATGTCTTGGCGTGACAAGGTGACCTGACCGGCAACGGTTGACTTGGTGACAGTGTTTGAAGCAATAACCATTGTGGTGGCCGACACTGCGTCAAGCTGAGTTGACTGGAGTGCTGCAGAAGTGTGGGTCGTGATGGTCGGACGGATGAACTGACGGCTTGGCGTGTTCGGCATGGCTCGAGCACCAAAAGCGTTAACGACTGGACGAACGTAATTGAGGTCCTGGAACACGGGACCTAAAACGCTGACGCTGAGCAAGCCTGGCGTGTCCGATGTCAAGATGTCACCAGCTGCTGCTTGAATCGCAGTCTGATTACGCTTTGAAGCCTGAATGAAAGCATCGTTTACTTTGTGCCAAGTGTCGCCACCAGTGTGGTAAGCGGCGAGCATTTCGGATGCGCTAGGCATAGCGAACTCACGCTTGGGCTGAGCAAAGATCGGTGCGGTAGGCACAATGACTTCCTCGGAAACGATTGGGCTAAGTTCCATTTTTGGTTCTTCCTTTTGTTCTTCGACTTGTGGCGCTTCCGCCGCTACTTGCGTAATCGTAGCACCGGCAAATGCCCCCTGTGGGACTAGCGATAATTCGACCCAATCACCTTTGATGATTGTCATGTTTCCTGCGTCGTCGTATTTGAACTCTGTCGGATTTACACCAACAGATACAGCGTCAATGACACCGTCGGAAGCGAGCACTAAAGCCTCGTCGCCTGCTCGAGTATTAGAAACTCGTGCTGTGAAATACATGGCTTCGGGACTGTCAACACGCTCGGCCACTAAACCGACTGCTTGTGTTGAGTCGTGGTACATATACAGTTTTGGCGCTTTGCCTTCAACAGACAAACTGCCTGGTGCGAACTGCACGTTTGTTCCATCAGAAACGGTTGCAAAAGTGTTGTAGGGAACTGCGATGCCTGTGATGGTGCGACGATCCTGCCCGTCAGGGCCTGCAGCTTCTACAGCAAAAGTGTTTGAACTAAACCTAATCATGCCAACTCCTCTTGAGTGTTTTCTTGCTTTTGTTCTGTTTCTTTTTTCATGTAGCTGTCAGCTTCTAGCCACTTCTCAACATCCCATTTGACATAGGTGCCTCGAGGAAGTTGTTGGCTGAGGGCTGACGAAATCGCTTGTGCATACATTGAAAGTCCGAATGTCCACAAGTCCGACTTAGCGCCTGCGCTATTCGTGTAAGCGTATGAACCAGTAGAAATACCCAATAAATATGGGGGTACATTGCATAAATTAGCGATCTCTTTTGACTGGTATTCGGCTGCATCAATCAACAGCATTTTGTCCGGTGTCGCTGTCGTTTCTGTGTAGGTCAAAAACTCGTTAAGAGCTGCAGTCTGGTTAGTGCTTCGAGCCTCGTTAAACGCTTCAGCCAAAGCACCTAACTCCTCGGCCGACAACGGTTCCCCACCAGTCTGCTTCAGAACGCCAGCTGGTATTGCTGAACTTGCGTTACGGAAACGAGCATCACACAATTTCAGAGCGGTAGCGATGGTTTGTTCGCTCATGTAAATCATGCCCTGTGTAGGACTGTAAATCTGAACAACGTCAGCAGGGTCTAAAGCGCCACCGTTGAAATAGATTTCCTTGCTTTTACCGAACCACACCGGACCTTCAGCGTCGGCCGTGTCAATGGAGCCCTGCGGCAAACGGGTGGCGGACGCCATGTAACCGTCTTTTGTTCGGCTGGTGATATAGAGGAAGCAACGACCAAAGAAGAACAAGTCATCAAAAATCCATGGGAACAAAAACGAGTTAGGCATATCGGGATCAAGTTGGCGTAGCCAGGTACGAGGAGCCAACGGCACAGTCTCCATCTCGTCGCCGTTCCAAATCTCGGTGCACATCTTTAATTCCATGCTTGCCAAAACTGAGGCCATAAGGTCACGGCTTCGACTAATTGCAGGAACAGAAATGGCACGATTACGAGCCAACCCAGACTGGTATGTATACCAACTGCCGATTGTGTTGGGGGCTTTGTTTTGTCGGTAGTAATTGGTGCCAACTGCAGCTGCAACCGATTCCTCAGGAATAGGACTAATAGCCGCCTTTGTCACTTCTTTTTTGCTAAATAATCCCATTAGGTTTCCTTTGCAGGGGAGTGCCGACGGGTCCCCGACGAACCCGCCGACACGATGCCGATATTAGTTCACCTTACTACCATTATGGGTTTAGCCCGATTCTGATATTTGCTAGAGAGAGCGATACCCCACACTGCACACTTAGCAAGTTCTATTGGTCCTGGACTTGACTTGTGAGAAATCATGACGCCCATTCCAGTCTTAACAAGGACGCTCCGCAATATGTGTTCCGACAAACTCACTTGACCAGAGTGCTTAACACGACCCTCAATAATCATCTTTTGAGCAATGCCAGTCCACTTCAACATTTCGGCCTGACCAACGACAGTCATGCGGCGACGGTAATGCAAAGGCGCATGGATTTCTAACGTCGGCGTAATAGCCAGGGCAACAAGCTTGTCGTCCATGACTCGATCAATTTCAGACCAAAGCGCCGTTTCGTTATCAACAATGAACTCGACATGAGTGTGCACAATGCCATCAAACATTGACGATCTAACACCAACATAACGGTTTGTGTCCATTGACATTTCCACGGCCAGCACTCCACCGGCAGGCATTGGGTCCTCAGTTTTGCAAGACGCCCATACCCCTTCTTCTAACCAACTGCCTCGACTACTGACCCACATATTTAAGTGAGCACGCATGAACGACTCTTTTTTAGATACAGCCTGGAGTGCTTCAACCGTGATCGTTTTACCCAACGCAGGGTTAGCGTAAATCCAGTTCTCAGGGTTACGCCAGTCCCGATCGCCAATACTCCACTCAGCGAAATAGAGCCGTGTGCGCTCGCCTCGTTCAATCTCTGAAATAGCCGTTTCACGCATATGGATCATGGCCTTACTCGACTCATCACCAGCTGTACTCCAGCAACTCAGCAAAGGCGACTTGCGAGCAATCTGTGAAGGACGCAGGGCTTCCGATAAACAGGAATCGGAGACGTTGAAAAGTTCGTCAACAACGATTAAGTCATACGACCCACCATGCAAGTTCGGAGAAGCTGCACGAACTTCCCACATAGACCCGTCCGGCATCGTCACCGACTTACGACCAAAAGTTCTCATTGCTTTAGCGCCGAACAAGTCAACAAGCAAAGGAGCCAGGCTGTTAAAGATCGCCTCAGCACGATCCAAACGGTTTGCCACCGACAAGATGTTTTGAGGCATCCCACGCATCTTTGCAAAGTCTGTCAACCACCAACCAATCATTGCACCAAGCCCAACCGACTTACCGTTCTGTCTAGCAGTACTGCATAAAGATTCACGGAACAAAAGGTCGCCATTTTCATCGTGCGACAACTGACCAGACAAAGCCAACAATTGCCACTCAAAAAGACAAATGTTTTGGTACGTCTCCGCCCACTTAGCAACCAGAGGACCATACGACAGATTCGAGCGACCGGCCGTTTCCAATCTTGGAATATAGGCGCTGAGCAGGTCTTTTGTCGGCTGGTTCTCGCCAGTTCCGGCTAAATCTTTGTAAGGAGAGATTACAAGAGGCGGTTCGGGGGCTTCCGTGTCTGTGGAAAAAAAGGGTTCTGTCTTATTTTTGACAATTCTTTTCTTGATCTCGCCGTAACGCTGACCTTTTCTGCTGTTGCATGGTTTGCATGAGGGTGCAAGATTATGCAGTTCATGCGTGCCACCTCGGTCGTATTCGAGTAGGTGATCTGCTTCAGTAGCTGGTGCGCCGCATATGTAGCACTGTGGGTTGTCTCGTAATAGTTCGGCTCTGTTGTCTCGGTATTCTTTGCTGTTCCAGTGGCCGTGGTTCTTTGGTTTGTCTGTCATCGGGTTTCCTTTGGTTGGTGGTAATGGTAGGTCAAGGGCAAAGGTCAATAGATACTGACGCCCAAGCAAGAAGGGCACTTGCTCGGTTGTCCTCTAAGTACATGACAGGGTTGGGTTGTTTGTGTCCCCCACAATTTGGGCAAGTAGCCACAGGGTGCCGGTCTAGTTTTGTTCGGTGGACAACCTTCGCCTTTGTACGTTAGGGAACGCTGATCGCTCACAATGCGTGAGCGTCTACCCTCGTTGCCGAGTGTTCCCATAGTAAGGCTCAGATACTTACAAGGGCTAATGCTCATCTCTTTATGAGCTGTTGTTGTAGGGGGTGCTGGGTCGGTGGAGTAGCAACACAACGCCCGACCCAGCGATGAGATCATAGCCAGACGGGTGGGAGCATTGTCAAGTATCCCCCACTAAATGCTTCAAATCAGTAAGGTTTCATCATGCAACGGCAACTTGGTCGTATCGCTGCACTACTCAATAGTCAAGGAATTGACATAGACGAGATAGGTGAGGTCACTCAAGTGAAACCGACGACTCGAGCAACATTGCGTGAAACATCGCTGATCCAGTTCTCACCTAAATGGGAGAACGGTCCCGAATGGCCCGTAATTAAACAAGGTCCTGTAGTGCGTATTCCTGTCTCTAAGGTGCAGAAACGCCAATCAAAATGGGCTCAATGCTTTATATTTCCTGACATACAGATTGGTTATTTCACGACTTTGACCGGGCAACTTGAACCGATTCACGATGAGCGTGCTATTGATGTAGCACTCAGAATTTGTACTGACGTCAACCCTGATCTGGTCGTGCTGGTCGGCGACAATCTGGACTTGGCTGAGTTAGGCAAGTATGTCGTGACGCCTGCATATCAGCGCACAACTCAAGCGACGATAGACCGAGCAACCCTGTTGGGTGCACAGTTACGCAAAGCAGCTCCTAACGCAAAGATCATTTGGTTGGCAGGTAACCATGAGGAGCGTTTACCCAAATACCTGTTAATGAACGCATCGGCATCGTTTGGTTTGAAGCGAGGCAATCTGCCTAATTCGTGGCCTGTGATGTCTGTACCTTTTTTGTGTCGACTTGATGAGGTTGATATTGAGTACCGCCCTGGCTATCCAGCAGCTCATTGTTGGATCACTCCAGAGTTGCGTGTCATTCATGGTGACAAGGTGGCTAGTGGTGGCAGTACGGCCCACAAGTATTTGTCGTCTGAGAAGGTCAGTGTGATTTATGGGCATATTCACCGCAGGGAATGGGCTGAGCGCACGAGAGATGACTTTGATGGTCCTAGAACGGTCATGGCGGCTTCGCCTGGCTGTCTGTGTCGAGTAGATGGTGCGATACCTAGCGTTAAGGGTGGCATTGATTTAGACGGTCGCCCATTGAAACGTACTGAAGACTGGCAACAGGGCATAGCGGTCATACCGTACGATCCTGAGTCAGGGAAGTTTGTGTATGAGCAGGTCGCTATAACCGATGGGTTTGCGATGTACAGAGGGAAAGAGTATGAAGCATCAGCTGGTACAAATCATTTGGCATGACGCCCACAGTGTTTGTGAGACTTGGACTACTAAAGGTGAGATAGATGTTTCGCCGTGCATCGTGTCCAGTGTCGGTTGGGTGCTGGAGTCAATCAAAGCAGATCATGTTGTGATCGCTCAGTCACGCATACTTGATGACGACCATTACGACCATGTTTTAGCGATTCCGACCGGCATGATCAAGCAGATCAATCGGTTGAAGGCGACTCGTGTTTTGCCTGTCGATGATGATGGGATTCAAGTGCAACCCATTGGCCGTTAATGTTCATCTCGGCAAACTTAATTTGATCGGGACGATAGAAGTTCCCGTTGATTGTCAGATAGGTGACTTTCTCATTTTGTAAGGCGAGCGCAAACACTGGAGTTTTGAATGACCATTCGTCGCTTCCTGTTGTAATTCGTATCGGGTTAATTGGTTGCATGAACTCAGTCATCGTCTGGTCTCCTGGCTAGTCGGTCGCTGATTTTCTCTAAGTCTTTGGGCCGCCAAACGTGTACCTCTTCGCCTGAATCCTCAAGTGCGTTGATCCAGTCCCACTGCAAATTACTGACGACACCTTTGGGACCTTTTAATTCAACAAAGATGGTGCCTCGAAAAGGGTGGGTCATCACTAGGTCAGGGAAGCCTTGGTTTCCTGTGTTAGGTGTGATCCATTTGCCCGGTCGGACTAGGGCTGGGTGTGTGTGCATGACTCGCCAACCATGCAATTTAGCCAATGTAATTACAGCCTTTTGAAAGTCGGCTTCTAATATTTCAGCCACCGTGCATTAGCCGATCAATAAGTTCGGACGCTTCACGTTTAGTCGCAGGGACTGCACCTTCCCAGTTTTTGGCTCGAAGCATCCCCAACTGTTTGGCGGTCGGCGGTTCACCCGATGAACCGAGCGCCTGTGTACGGTCATTTGCAGGGGCTTTACGGCCAATGTGGTGCAAGTCAACTGGCTGTTTTAATAGGGTGTCTGGGGTGCTGGTTTCTTGACGGTTTCGTACTTCTTCGGCGCTAGCCATCTTCGAGCCGAAACTCATCATTAAACCTAGGACACGGCCTAAAGCGCTGGTGCTTGCGTTCATCTGTTCTGAGTCACGGGTGAAACTGGTTTTGCCTGGGAACGGTTCAAAGCATGTTGCTTGTGCCGGTACAGGGTCATCAGGTGTTCGCCAGGCTTGCATGGTGACGCTTATAAACGTCTTGTCTGCAATGGTGATGACTTCGGGTCGGTTCTCAATTATGCGTAGTTCAGGCCAGCGTTCTAGTGCAGCTGCAAAGCGTGTTGGTACGTCGACGTAGTTTGTGAGATCCATCAGCTGCCCAAGTTTCTGTCAAATGCTCGCCGTTGCTCAGGCGTCATGCGTAAATAGTTCAACAGGTCATTGCACCTGGCACGCTCGGCTTGGGTTAAACCTTCCCAGTTTCCTTTGTGGCCACATTCGAGGCATATGCCTTTAAGGATTGGTTGCAAACGTGTGTCATGGTGGTGCAATTCCATTTGACATTCTTGGCACAGTATGACGTTCATTTAAAGCCACCTAAACGCATGGCCACAATCGTGTCTTGCGTTGACTTTGTGAGATTAGACAGATAGATACCGTTCTCCTCGGCAACATAAGCCAACTCAAACAGGGCTTTTCTGAGCATCCCTACATCGTCGTTCAGGCGTTCAATTTGCCATTGTGCGGCTTTCATCGCTATCTCGGCTTTAGTAACAGCGCGAGTCATTTCTTGAATCTTGTCGATCATGTCGGGTCCTTTACTTGTCGGTACTTGCCATCACTATAAACCATCGGTGTGGCTTTGCGATCGTTGTAATTCTTAGACCTGATTCGCCGACGGTCGTTCTCGGTGGTGCCAGCCCAAATCCCTTTTTCGTCTGGGTGACTCATAGCGCACGCTAAACACTCAACTCGTACCGGGCACACATCACAGAAAGGCTTAATAACATTGAGGTTTCGTGATGACTCAACACCGTTGGACGGGAAAAACAGGTCTAACGGTAGTGCTCGACATGAAGCTCTAATCTGCCAGTCGGGTCGGTTGATGTTCAGCACAACTTCCACGGCCTCCAGCCACAACCACCATTCTTAGCGACATCCGAGTACAGCAGGAAAGCAAACCTGAGGTTCAGGGTCGGGTCGCTCATTGCTTCCTCCATCGGCATATTAAAAACTTGTTCTACATAAGAACGATGAATCTCGTTTATTTGTGCGATTCCGTGGTCATGGCCGTTGAATTGTGGATGCGTGTAACTGACATTGAGGCACCTCGTTTCCTTCCAGAGCAGGCGACCCAACTTCATAAGGGTCTCAGTGTCATTGGGCCAGCCAACCGAAATGGCTGTTGGGAACCATTCCTGGCAATTAGTCTCATACGGCACAGGAGCAACAGTCGTGGAAGGCTGTGAGACAGTCGTAGAAGGCTCTGTGAGCGCCTCCACCCGTTCCGCCTGCTGTTGGGGCGTTAAATCCTGTAAAGCGATCGTAGAGCGAACTGTTGTAGTGGGTTGATTAGTCGAGTCAACACCACCTACCGCTAGAGCTGCACAAAGCAAATAAGTAAAAAGGGCTAAACCTAGAAAACGTCTTAGATTCATGATTCCTCCATAGTCGGGTTTTGAAGTCGGGCACTGTCTACCGACTTTAGTCGGCAGGTGTCAAGTCACTCAGGCTACTAGGTTGGGGAAAGCCTCA